CATGCGCCCTGGCGACACACTCATAGGCATACTGTGATATACCGGGGGCTGAATCGGAAGGTGTTACTTCTGTGAGCGTAGAGCCGTCTATTTCCCATTCCTGCTGATTACCCATCCTGAAGTAGAGACGGTTCCTGAAGACATCGCTGTTTTTACCCGCATCAGCATGAGCAATTGTGACTAAAGAGGGGAATGGTTGCACAATAGCGCCGGCACCATCTTCATAATAAGGTCCATCCTCTTTCAGGCAGTAAAGATAGCCAAGGTAAGACTCCATATCGTTGACATCATAGGCAGCCTCACCGACCAGGATTTCGGCAGCCCAGGGACCAGCGATAGGATCAGTAGCCTTCCTAATCTTGTTGGGTAATTTTAGTTGCCATAAGTCAGTACCCACCTTGCAGAAACTATCCGCTTCACCATTATCCAGGGCAGTTTGGGTAAAGTCTTCGGCAGCATCCATGTACCAGTATTTATTGGCTGCTGCTACAGCGATGTAAAGGTAATCATCAATAAAGGCTACAATGTCGGTGATGACTTGTGGTAAAGTATGAACGTGCTCAAACTCATCACCCGCTCCATTTAGTTTGGAAATCATATCCCCAGATGCAAAGTATATCTCGCCATTAAAATTGGCGAATGCCACCGGGGTCGGATTGGGGAATGTTGTCACTGTTAATGTAGCGTCATCAAAGTAAACATCTATTGGGTTAGTACTCCGTATCCTCAATCTTAGTCTGGTTGCGGCATCATCTAATGTCCTCGTAACTGTAAGCTGTTTCCATGCTATGGAGGCGTCAGAGGTGCTAGTAACACCGACTCCATCATCAATTTGTATGTAGGAAGTTCCAACACCGACACACTTTATCCAGCACTTAAAAACAAATTCCCTGCCCCTATAAGCACTGTTCCACGTAATATCCTGATAAGCCGCCGAGGGGTCTGTGCTGCCGACATGCCATGAATAAGTACCGCCATGCTTATCTACGTTACTACGTTCCGCATCACCATATTCAGTTGTCCAATCCGAGTCCAGCTCAAAGTCAGCATTAACTATTGTGGGGGTAGTTTTGACGGGTATTGTAACTGAATCTATCTTCGGTCCCGGATAAGCCTTACCCTTACACCTCAAGTCTACATTCTGGCTTCTGAGATAGCGCAGTATTTGAAACGCCGCATCATCCTCAACCTCAAACTCCAATGCCCCCAAGCCACCGTGCATATACCGGTGAGAAATTACCTTGGATATATCTGGGCTCAGATTGGCATAAGAAATATCACCTGCTGCAAAGCTGTCAGGTAAGGCTCTCTCGTCATCCCGGCGCCAGACCTTGGTCTTATTACGGTTTTGAGCCAGCATAAACCCCAATTTGGTTGCCCCAGGTTCGATGTAGTAAATGTCGTACTTATTAAGAAGACTATCTATAGCCATTATTCACCCCAGTCAACATAAGCATTATGGTCAACATAAGCATTATGGTCAAATTGCTCTACCATCTTTGGCATCCACAAGTTTCGGTATGTCGTGTAGACTGCTTCCCTGTATTTATTCGCCAATGCCTGTAACCTGTCCGTGTCCCCGCTACTGATGTCATTGGCTTGCCGTGTATAAAATTGGTAAGCCGCCTCACAATAAAGCAGCCTGACTCTTCTATCCTCTAAGGTTATGGTATCGGTCGGGTCGGAGACCTCCTCTAGTTTACCTTTCGCCTCTATAATCCAGGTCTGGTCATCCACCGAAATACTCTCGGGGAAGTATATCTGCCTGTCTCCAGCTAGACTCTCGATGATTTCCCATTCCAGTTGGCGGGACCGCCTGGATACGCTATCCGCTTTTAAGCCCACCCAGATTACCCGGGCATTGCCTATGGTGGCACCGAGATTAAAATACTTGCCGGACTTAGCCACCACCTTTGCGTTAGCCGCTGTAGTGTAGGCATTGGTCAGATTAGCTGTCATCGTGAGCTTGTTTGTGGCTGCTGCAATAGACAAAATGGTGGCATCTTCAGAGGCATCATCATCTACAACCGTAACCTCTTGCCCGACAAAGAACAAGGTGTCATCGGTGATTTCTACTTCAGCTTGTGCGGCGGCCGCATCATCAGCCAGGTCATCCTGCCCCAGACTCTCAAAGACTATCTTTTTATAGAGCTTGGGGTAGATAGAAAGCAGGGCGTCATTTAGAGCATCTATAATATCCTGAACATTGCACTTGTGGATTTGAAACTCACTGTCAGCCAGTGGTACGGAGGAAAAATCAAAGTAAGGCACAACCTTTCCGGCGTATATCGTAAGTGGTAAATGCCGGTTGTAATCCAGCCTTTCCTCATTGGCCAAGAGAAGAACTGAAGCCAAATCGGTGGCATCTGCCAAGCTAATCAAATTGAATGTGTCAGAAACTACATGTACCCCTGCCTGACTTCGATGAGCATTAAAATCAGCCTTAATTTCATTGGCCAGAGTTAAAGCAGAAGCCAGGTCATCAGCATCAGCAGAGGCAACAGCGTTAGCGCCATCAGCTCCAACGTGGATTGCGGCATCTGCAATGTGAATATTATAGTCTGCCTTTATCTCATTAAGCAATGTTTCTACGGAGCTTTGGTCAGTGGCTGTATCCGCAGTTACTACATTGGCTGTGTCTGCTGTTTCGTGAATCGTAAGACTGTCACGAAGGAAGTCCTGTATCTGCCTGATGTCCTCTTGAGCCGCCCCCGAAGTAATGTAAATCCAGAAGTTATCATTGAAGTAATCATCTGGATATTTGGCTAACTGCATATCGTAAAGGGCGTTCACCAATCCATTTGAAGAAGCTATACCATCTTGCGGAGTCCGGGGAATTTCCATCAGCTTGGTGAAATTCCCGAATCCTTCAATTAGAACCGAAAGTGCTATCGTATTTTGAGCCATAGTTTACTCCTTATATTTCTACTTCAGGTTCGCAGGGTAGCCCCTCATCATGCCGGCAAATATGGTAAGATGCCCTAACCGTCATCTCCTCGTTTACGTTGCCCTCATTGATTTTTGAGGCAAAGGACTTGAGCTTCTTGATATTCTTCTTTATCTCAGGCAAACTTGATTCCAATGCGCTGGGTATCGGTTCTTTCACCGCAAGGCAAATTCTGAAGAAGATGTAACTCATTAACGATACCTCCATTTAGTAGCCAAATAAATATTCTGGACTTCGATAAGACTTACAACTCGATTATAAACCCATACCTCTCCGAAAGTACCATTAGCAGGAATGTCACCCTCCTCTCTATCGCCGATTAGAAGAGATACTGTATTGTCTATTGTTAATCCCCCCAATGTATCCTCTGAGGAGGTACTTGCGAAAACTGCATCGTTTCTATATATAATTACACCAGCCGATGCTCCCCCACCATCATAGGTGAAACCGACTAACTGGAATACATCCTGGGTAATGGCAGCATCAGAATCTACAACTATTCTTTTCCGTGCTATTACATTAGTATTGATAATGGAAGCGGTTAACTTGCCAGCATTAGTCTGTAGGAATGCGTACCCCCTAAAAACATTTGCCACAGTTATCTTGGTGACCAATGAACTCCATGCTGTAGTATCAGACGGCTTGAACCACATCAATATTGAGAACGGGGTATTATGCTCGAAACTAAACTGAGCCTTGTCACCGCAGTCTATCTTGTCATCCCCATCAAAAGCCCTACCCTGAATTCCCCATGGAGCACCCGTAGCCGTACACAGATGCCCGTAAGCATCCTTTGACATAAAGGACGCGCCATCAAGCTTATAAAGTGGCAAATAGAGCACCAAACTAGGGTCATAGAAAAACCCCTTCGGGTTTGCTAGTCTTTTCATTCTAGTACCCTCTATAAATGACCTTCACATAGCTTGAGTTCTTGGTCTTGCCCTTTGCCGTCTCACCACCAGCCCCACCAGACTTAATCATCAGCCTTATCTCCAGTGGAAAAGCATTTAAGTTTTCCTGCGGTTCGACTCTGCCACTATAGGTGTATTCCTTCAAAGCGGAAGCATCGGCCGCATAGGTAATCTCAGTATGCAAATCTACCCAGGTGCTACTTGATGTCTGACGTGCCTGCCACTTGAAAAGCACACTTTCCAAGGTACTACTCGATTGAATGGCGCAGGTCAAACCAAACTCGAACTCTTGAATCGCACCCCTGACCGGTGGATCAATCTTTACCTTCTCTACTTCTTCGTAATCATCGGTAGTTGTGGTAAGTAAATCACTAAACTGCACCCCATCCGCTGTCAGACTACCCCTTGCAAACGGATGCTCAACGTGCTCAATAATCGACTCCATAATTTACCTCCTCCTTGATTCAATCTCGAGAAATGATGCCCGTGCGAAATCCTTATTCCAAGGCCTCGGTTATCTCTCTACGATACCATTCCATCCGTATCTCTTCCTCCACGTTGCAGAAGAGTTTATCCAAGACCCTAATTAATTGCTGAATTATCCACATCACTCCCCCCTCTTAGGTCTCCTATCTTTACTCAATCAAGTTCAGTGCTTTGCTAAATTCCTTATTATTTAAGGCTTCTTTCAAGGCTTGCTGTCTTTTATAAGTCGGCTCTTGTTTTTCTTCTTCAGTCAATATCCAGTTGGTCTCTGGATGCTTCCATGTGAATATCCAGTCTGTCTCCATCCATTTCCTTAGCCAGTAATCAAAACGCTTAGATGCACTATCATCTATGTCATACTTTATAGCAAGGAAACTTAGCATACCATCATACACATCGTGGCGACACCCAAAAGAACCAAAGGACGTATCATGTGCCAAGACATCATCTCGCAGGTCAATAATCAAGCGAGAATTATGTTTATTGACATCTTTGTGCGTGGGGTGAGGTACTTTCTTCATCTTGTGGGCAATTTTTATGAGCTCTAGTCCTACCCCAATGAATTCAAAGAACGTAGCAGACCTGCCAATCCTACCAAACTCCTGGAGTAGTGCAAAGCTCCTTACTATTGGACGCAGGATTTCCTCAACCCAGAATTTTTGTATAGCTTTGGTGGTATATAAATTAGCAGCCGGCATAGAAACCTCCGAGTAGTATTGACTAGGGCAGAGCCCTAAAATAAAGGCTCTGCCCTACATATTTACCGTTGTCTAGCTTACCCTGTCTTAGCTTTCATTGTATCTGAAGCCGAAAACGAATACCTCTATTAAGCCAGCCGTGGTAAGTGTGCCACTCTGCTCTAGCTTCAGTTCTTTGCCAGCAGAAGTGTAGACCTTCCATGACCCGGTATGGCAAGCGGTTACTTTATCAACAAGGTATGCGCCTCGTTCTGCTCCAATATCCCCGTATACGGTATCAACGGCTGTACCACAAAAAGCACCAGCCAGAATAAAGCCATTGTCATCATCATCGTCTCCGATTATGAGGTTAGATGCGGCGCCAGCACATGCTGTCTTGATTTTAGCAAGCACCATAGTGATGATAGTGCCTTCGGGTATGTTCCAGATATTTTTCGCTGTGTCAGCCGCTAGTTCTGGGGTTACCTCGAACACTTCAGCAAAGGGATACAGGATGCCATCAGGATTAAGCGTAGATAGCGGTGTTGCTGGTTGAGTAGTCATCTTACGTTTTTCTCCTTCCCTCTTAGATTTTTACCTTTTACTATGTGGCATCAAAGCCAATCAACGCCGCTACGCTGACGGAGCAGAATAGTGCCAGTGACGGATACCACTTGACTCGGGTCCGGGTAGCGTCCTTCGTCTCCAGGGAACCTATCGGTTCAACCACTATACCACCTGGTGATTGCAGACCGGCCAGAGCACCTTCACCCAGCCTTACGGCGTAGATAACAGACTCATCGCCGCCAGTGGTGGCAGATTCAACATTATCTACTCCGGAACCTGTAGTCAGATGGGTGTCAAGCTGCCAATCAGTCAGCCAGAATGGGATACCATTGTAGATAGTTAAGAAGTTGCCAAAGTTGTCCTTATCGTTTTCCAGCTCGAATCCCGCAGCCCGGGTGATGTCTTGAATCAGTCGCCTTGACCTCTTGGACATAATAAGAGCATCGGGCTTGCCACCCTTCACGGCATCAATAACCTCGTCCAGCTTTGCTAGGGTAAGGGCAGCTCCACCGGCGGTGCCGATTGAAATAAGTTGGTCGCTGGCGGTGGTGAGGTCAATCATCTTTCTCAGTCCGTCAAATTGCTTCGGGTTTGTCGCTGAGTCGCCATAGAGGAACATCTCCTCAAACTTATGGCGTAGTGCCTTTGCCTTCAACTGAAGCACTGCTGCTTCCAAATCTTGCAGATTGGAGCGAGTCGCTTTCAGGAAGTTGTCAACATCGGCGTCTCCGCCCATAATCTTCAGAGATGCCGTTATCTGGGTGAAGGTCGGTGTGGACTCAACCCAGGTGTCGCCAACATCATAGAAATCAATGGTTGGCAGAGCAAGTTCCCGGTTAAAAGTCAGCCCGTTACCGACAATATCAATGAAAGGCAAATTCTGAAGAATAGGAGAATCTTTGATTATTTCCTCGATGACACCAACAAGCAAAACATCGTTTGACAGCTTGCTTGCCTCTACTAAATTTGTAGCCATCGGATTGTCTCCTTATTAAATTATTGATTTTCTCTGGCTTCTTGAAGACCTAACTTCATCTTGTCTCCGGGCTTCAACTCACGCCAGTCTTGAGCTGCCCCCGGTGTTGCTGTGATGATGGGGATTTTCCCATCCTTGTCTTTTTGAGCTTTCGCAGGGTCAGGCTCAGTGGTCTCTTCAGGTTTAGCAACCCGCATCGCTGAGACGGCTGTTTTAACAGCTATCTTGGTCAGCCTAAGAGCCTCATCGGGTTGACCTTTATCCCAGGCCTCTCTAGCTGTCTTCAATTCTTCACTTTGTGGGTTTAGACCAGCTATGTCGGCCTGATCCACGATTTCGGTATAAATTTTAGTGACCTTATCGTGGTATGCTTTTTGCGTTGCCTGAGATTCCCTAGCCTTCGTAATCCTTGTCTGCATTGCCTCATTGTCAACCGCGGTCTCACTCATAATGTCGGTAAGGAGAGTTAGAGTTTCTCCGTGTTGATTGATGCTACCCCGCATCTGCTCAATAGAATTTACAACACCCTGATAATCGGTCTTCTCAGCCTTGAGAGCGGTAAAGTCCTCTACAGTTCTTTCGTGTATGCCCTGTAGAGTCTTATATTTCTGCTCCCAATCCTCTGGTTTTGATTTGCCCTTACCTTCCTCTGTTTCAGGCTTTGCGCCTTTCGGTCCCTCTGGTTCTTCTACAACTGCGGGTGCTTGTTTGCCTTCAGTAACCTCAGCGGCGCCTTTCCCTTCTTCAGCCTTGGTCTTGGCTTCCTCTTCTGGGTCTGGCATGTAAAACCTCCTAAAAATTAAAATAAAAAAAGCCGTATTTCTACGGCGTCTAAGCGCACATAAAAATACGGCTTCTAAAGAGCACTACTTATTCAATTATTAAGATGCTAGTTTCACCCTAGCAAATCTGTTTTACTTTGTCAAGTGCCACTAATTCATGGCTTTTATATGTCTTCGGCAGAGAGTCCGTCTCAAATATATTGAAATGATTGCAGCGTGTGCAGATAATCTCCAAATAGCCATTGAGTTTGACTGCCAGTTTCTTATTGCAGTTATCACACCTGAGCGTTCCATCAGATTCAATCATTGCCTCTCTCGATTTACCCTACTTTTGATATTAAGTCTAACCCCACCAAGCGGGGGTGCCGTTGGTTGAGTTCTCACGGCTGGCCTACCAGATGCCCCCCAGGCGCGCGGTGCTGGTGCCATTCTAGCCTCACCACCGGATAATCTGGGTAATATTATCGCGGGTATACCCCTTTGCTGTAGCAGCTCTAAAGCCAACCTTCTGGCTGCCGCGGTCTGCGGAACCGTTATCCTTCCCATTATCAATAGCCAAGCCTCAACGGTTGGATTGGCTCGCCTGTATTGCAATCTGGCCTTACCTTCAGGCTGGTCGTAATACTCATCTACAATGTCCCTACCCCTTGATTGTATTTCGGCCAATATTCTGGCCGCTGGCGGTAATTTCCTGAGCCACCTGTCCTTATTACGCAACACATATTGTCTGGTCCCGTCATCCAGCGAATCAAGAAATGACTTGGTTCTATCTTCGGTAGCATCCCAATTCGGCACGCCGGCAGTTACTACCGGATTATTACGAATGTCCCAATATCTTGAAAGAGCAGCGTCTTCAGGTGTCTCATATTTATCAAGCCACTTCCTAAAGTCTTCCGCTTGTCCAGGGTCGAGAAAGCCCTCTATGTAATTCATTGCCCACCGCTTACCTGTCATCACACGCCTTAAATATTCCTCTTGAGATAAGTAAGTCGGATAGTCAATTTGCCCGGATATGAGGCTTCTAGCTGCGTCCTCGATGCCGGCGTGATAAATCGCCTCAGCCTGCTTCTCGGTTGATTGCAGAGCTACCTCAAACTCATCGCCACGCTCCCATGTCATCTCATCTCTAGCCCTATCAGCCAGGACTTTATAATCGGTATGTTGCTCCTCAATTTTATCCTTCTGTTCTCTATTGAGTTTATCCCATCCCTTACTAAATTCCTTATTGGCATATTCGTCTCTCTTGTCTTTGGCTTTATTCCACTCGCTCTGAGGAAAGGCTCTCAGGCCCAGAAGTTCAGCACCCACCCGTTTATACTTCCCCTCCTCTTCACTCGGATGTCTGGTAATTAGATTAGCCATCGCAATAGTTAGAAGATACTGAGAAAAATTATGAAACCACTCACTAGGTTCGTCTAACTTTTTGCCAAGATAATCCCTACCCTCAATGATTTCACGGCCAAAGCCCACTAAAGGTGAAGTCCTGCTCATTACCCATTGCAGAAAGTCATTCTCTCGCCAGTTCAATGACAAGAGCTTTTCGGGGTCTTCCTCAGTGACCGCATTAACGGCTGCCAACATTCTAATCGTGGAATACCAGAAGCCGGGCAAGCCGATGGTACTATTGCCAATCTTAAAGGCCATAAAATCAGCCCCGTCACCGCCTAGAGACTTAGGCGCAGGATTCAATCTGGGTTCCTGTCCTAACGCAACACAAAGCGATGTATAGCCCAGAAATCCGCCCGCAACCATACCCGCCATAGCTTTGCGAACTTCACTACCCGTCTTGGTGCCTCTGAATAAATCCCTCATTACCATTAAGTAAGCCCTGGTATATCTAGGGGCAAACAAAGTGGCACTCTCCAGAGCCCGCCTAGTGGCACTCACTCCTAGTTCTCTGGAAGACACTACCCCGGTAAGTTTATTAGCGAACTCACCCAATTCAGGAAGTTTATATCCTTCGGCTTCCCAAGCACCTCTAAGCCCCTTCCATATCTCACCCCTAGCTACCATGCCAGCCGTGCTAAAGCCGGCACCGGCTCGCCCATAAGTTTGCTTTATTAAGCTACCGAGAAAGGGACCTACTAATGGTAATTGACGAGTCCTAGCCTCTAATGTGCCTGCCTGGATAAACTCGGCCTGCCTCTCCATGATAACGCCGAACTCAGCCATCGCTTTAGCCTCAGCAGGATTCTTCAGCACCCATTCGTCAGCATACTTGGGATTAGCCATTGTCTTTATCATTGCCCTAGTTGCTTTGACCCAGACAAAAGAGGGTTTACCCTGCGCCCATCGTGCTATATCATAGCCTAGCGGCAACATTCCCTGGATGAATGACCAGGACAAGTCTAATGCAGCCTTGATGGTAACGCCCATCCGGGCGAAACCAGAAGCTACTTGAAGCACAGAATTAACCCTTTGCGGTCCGTATATATCCATTATCTTTTCAGCCACGGCACGACCGGTCATCACAACTCTGCCTGTTTCATCCTTTATATCGGTGAATATCCTGTTTCGCCAAGCCGGTAAATCAACCCTGCCCTCCGTAAGAGTAGCGTGAGTGGCACGATATTTAGCAGCTTGCCAATCAGGTTTGAGTGTTCTAGCATCAGCCCTAAGCGCGATTAAACGCTCATTGATATTCTTCACAAGCCTGTCCATAGACAGTTCTGCTTCAAACTCAGAGACAAACGGCTCTACGGCTTTTCTTGTCTCCAATTCGGCAGCCCTAGCTTCAGGAGTTAGTGTCCGAATATAAGCGTCATACTCTAAGGTGCCCGGGGTTGGCTTCATTCCTTCCGGCAACGGCTCTCTAGGAGTTACCTCAACCGGCGGTCGCTTGGCTACTTTGGGGACTTCAGGCACGGCGGCTTTTTCAACGATTTGTGAAACTGCCGGTTTCAATACCGCAGATTTAGGCACAACCTCGCCTAAAATCGAACCTAGTATCTCTTCCCGCGCCATAGCAAACATACCAGGCATCATCGCTTGTCCCGGTGGTGGCTGTGCCATCGCTTGATTAACATATTCCCGTATGAAATCCCTTATCTGAGTAGCTGACCTCGACCGCTTATTTAATTCCTTCATCAGCGCTTGCTGAATTGGTGAAGCCCCGCCCTCAAAAAGCGATGGTTGCATGAAGGCTTCAATGGGTAGATTATTAGCCTTTGCCCTGAGAAACCGATCCGCAGCCTCAGCTATATCAAGCGAAATATGGTATTCGTCTTTGACAATTCCCCGCTGGATACCGCCAGCTAATTTAGCAAGGTCGCCGGCTACACCAGCCAATCCAGCTATCACCATCTTATTGGAAGGCAATACCGTTTCGATATTGAGTTCGGCTAACCTCAAGCCAAATCTGCCCGGAAAAGCCTTAGCCAGGATTGCGTTAGATATTCTGCTAACCCCTGTCCGGCTCACACCACCTTGGGTAGTCAGAAATTGAGCCCTTTCTGTCTGTGGAACATTAGCCAAGAATTTCTTAATGAAGTCACTATTGGCAAGGTCCATCAAGGCATCTTCTATTGTTTCCTTTCCCTCTATCTGCAATCTCTCCAATGCTGCCTCGGGAACTAATCTGGCGTCTGCGAAAGCCAACTCAACCGGACTCATTAAGGCACTGATGCTCTCATTCGCTCCTCTAGCGAAGGAGGCTCTATCAGCAACCTCAGTGATTCTCCGCCGAATCAGGACCGGGGATTTCATTGCTTTGATTGTCGCCGGGTCTAGACCATAAATATGAGCAGTGGCTTCCAATTGACCTCTATAGGCAGCGTAACGCTCGGGGCTACTTTCAATAGCCCTTCTGATGGCCATAATTCTGGCGTTACCACTCTCCACCACGCTGTCAGAGGCTACAAGCATCGAACCGCTATCCAGCCTGTGGGTATCAACCAATAGTGCTTCAGGGTCGAGGTCTCTACCCATTCTTTCTATCTGGTCTCTTGAGATAGCTCTTTCCCTGAGCCGGGGTTGTAGCTCTCTAGGGAATTGCGGATTGATGGTATAAGCCTCAGTATGAGATGCAATCAGAGTATCGGATTCTACTGCCTCAAACTTAAACTCATATTTGCTTCTCGGGTCGGCACCAACGGCTACTGTCTTGCCTGTGCCAACCTCACTGGCGACTCTAGTTTTAGAAACGGTTGCGGCTTCTACCTCAATGGCCAGGCGGCTTTGCAGACTTGCCACCTCCCTATGTAAATCACTAAGCTCTTTGCCCCGCCTATCGCTCTGTGCCCTCAATACCATTTCCGCGTCCGGGCTTATCTTGCCCACACGGGCTAGAACAGTTTTAGATAATTTTGCTCCGCGTCCTGCTTGGTCTGCTATGCCCTGGACAAACTTCAAATCTGCTATGGCTTCAGTAATAGCTACTTTCTGTGCCTGCAAACCTTCATCCATTAGCTGACTTGGTATTTTACCAAGGTCATCAAGAATTGTCTTACCCCGTGCTGCTATCTCCATGTTATAGATTTCACGGATGAAAGTATCCATTACCTCGTCTTGTGGAGCATACTGGAAACCAGCCTTGATACCACTCATCTGATTAGTGAATTTTTTAGGTCTCAATGAAGGCGTTATAGTACCTGGCCTTTCGCCGGTGGCAAAAAGCCGTTTAGCGATGATTTCCACACCAGTCTTAGGGTCAACCTTGCCTATTACTCTTGTTGGTATAAAATTCGGGGTAACTTCAATACCGAATTCCCTCAGTTGCTCAACATAAGCTCCACCGTGTTCCACGGCCGCCTGAATAGCCCTTCTATAGTCTTCAGCGTAATGTTTAGCTTTCTGTCCTTGAATGGTAAGAGGCCAGTTATAGTTTTGAGGCTTCGACAAAACATCGGCTGCCGCCATACTACCACCCTGAACTTTAGGGGTGAGCCCCGGCAAAGCAACTAAATCATGGGTTAATTTTGTCCCCTTGATTTGAATTGACTTAATCCCGAGCAGGTCAGACATACTTCCGTAAGTCGTATTCATCCAGCCTACCGATGCTCTTAAAGAACTGTCTCTAACCTCCTCATCTACCAGCTTTACCCGATTGACCTCCTCAAATATCTGTTGCACATAGTTACCTTTCCTTAACCTTTCAGGATGGCGAATTCTGGTATCTATCAAGATTTCCTCAATAGGTCTCAAATCAGGCATCTGTATCTCTTTAGGTCGGAGTAATTTGGCGACCACCTTGCCACCAATTTTAATAGGCGTTGTAATAATTTTGGCTGCACCCTTCTCCAGTAGCACATACGGCGTGAGAGCTTTTGCCCCCACTTTACCGACAGTTCCAAATTTACCAAGCATAGATGCTATTCTACCCATAGGTGGTAACAAGAACCAGGGAATAAGCTCTATACCGCCTCTTAAATATTTAGGAGCTTCCCATTCCTCATAGGCTTTTCTGAATTCGCCACCGGGCATTAACTCTTTAATGAATTTCAGCGGGCTCTCAATAGGCAACTTGTCCTGCTCATATCCTTTCTCCAGCCACGCACGTTGAAACTCTGGCGTTTGGGATTCCCACCATGTTTTCTGCCACCCGGGAGTAGTTACCGCTATAGAAAAGGGTTTGGCTACGTATTCATGGAATAATTCAAATGGCTTGAAAAGATAGCCTAGCCCCTGCACACCCCAGATACCTAATTGCTGGAAGGCTTGACCGTACTCTTCCCATGTAGTAGGCTGTCTTGGTGTAAATTGACCTGTAGTGGGGTCAATAGCGCCGATCTGGTCTTTACCCCGCCAAACAGTATTATCCGGTCTTATCCATGCCTCCGCTTGCTCACCCGTAGGTGTCTCAAACATAAGCGGGCGGTTATAATCTAT